AAACTTGTTTATAACTCAGACACTGGCGAAATCAAGGACGACAGAAAACACATGTCGATGCTTGAAGACTTCTGGTTACCTAGAAGAGAAGGTGGAAGAGGGACAGAGATTACTACTCTGCCTGGTGGGCAAAACTTGGCAGATATTGACGATATAGAATACTTTAAGAAGAAGTTATATCGTTCATTAAATGTTCCTTCATCTAGAATGGAAGCAGACAATGGATTTAACATGGGTCGTGCTTCAGAGATTTCTAGAGACGAACTTAAATTTAATAAGTTTGTGAAGAGATTGCAAATGAAGTTTGCTAGATGTTTTACAGACTTGCTTAGAACACAATTGGTGTTAAAAAACATCATGAAAGGTGAAGAGTTCGATAAGATAAAAGATTTTATCATATACGAATTCTCTACTGATAATCATTTCTCTGAATTAAAAGAAGGAGAAATAATGAGAGAAAGACTTGACTTATTAGGTCAAGCAGAAGAATACTTAGGTAAATATTTCTCTCAGAAATATATAAAAACAAATGTGTTACGATTGACAGACCAAGATGATGAACTTATGCAACAAGAAATTGAGCAAGAGAAAGCAGATGGTTTGTACGGTGACGAAGACGGAGATGACTTTTAATTATGAGCGATAGTAAACAATTTATAGACCAAATAGAGGCAGGTAAATTCAACGATGCTAAAGAAACAGCATTCGAGTTGATGAGAAATAAAACTGCTGAAGTTGTTGATATGAAAAGAGTAGAAGCATCAACAACTTGGATGGATAAACAAGCAGATGAAGACTTGGAAACAGATAACAGCTGAGTTAAACGAAGCAAAACTTAAACTTCCTAAAGACCAAAAAGAAGTCAAAAGAGAAGTTGAGAAAGTATCTGGTAAAACAGTTTCGGTTGTCTATGCTGAGGACAGACGAAAGAAAATACATGTCTACTTAGATGAAATAGAAGTGGGTACATATAAAGATTTAAAATCAGCAGAAACAGAAATGAAGAATGTCAAAAAAGTTATGTTGCAAATGAGTGAAGAAGACATTTCTAAAGAAGAAATTTTAGGAGCAATAAATGAAATTAATATCTGAATTTAACGACTATGCAATAGAACCCGTTATCGTTGAAGAAAACGAAAAGGGTCAAAAAGAATACTTTATTGAAGGTATCTTCATGCAATCAGAAATTAAGAACCGTAACGGTAGAGTCTATCCAAAAGATGTTATGGAAAAAGAAGTTAATCGTTACGTTAAAGAATTTGTAGAGAAAGACAGAGCATTCGGTGAATTAGGACATCCTGAAGGACCGACAATCAATTTAGACAAAGTATCTCACATGATTACCAAACTAGAAGCAGACGGTAATAACTATGTGGGTAGAGCAAAGATTTTATCAACACCAAACGGTCAAATTGTCAGAAATTTGATAGATGACGGTGCGAAACTTGGAGTATCATCTAGAGGTTTAGGTTCACTAGAGCAAAAGAATGGTGCCCAGGTTGTAAAAGCAGACTTTCAACTTGCAACAGCAGGTGATATAGTCGCAGACCCATCTGCTCCAGAGGCATTCGTAGAAGGCATAATGGAAGGAGTAGAATGGATTTATGAAAATGGTATTCTAAGGGCACAAGAAGTTGAGCAAATGAAGAAAGAAATTCAGGTAGCAAAACTAAATAAACTCGAAGAGACCAAACTTAAAGTATGGAGTAAGTTCGTAGAGAACTTATAAGTTATAAATAAAAGAGTATTTTAAATATAATACCCTAACAGGAGAAAACATGTCAGATTTAGAAAAAACACTATCTCAAGCAGTAGCAGAGGTACTTGACGAGAAAGTCGAGCAGCCAGATGCTAAAGCAGAGAAGGGTGACCAAAAACCTGTCAAGCAAGGTTCATCAGACGCCGCTTCAATTGAAAGTGGTAAAGGTGAAGTCGTCAAACCTGAAGAAAATCCTGTTGACAAAGCCGTGGCTTCAGTTAAAAGTGCCGAAGGTGGTTCTAAAGAAAATAGTTCCGACCCTCAAAAGAAAGGTGCTTCAAAGGCTGAACCTCAACCAAAATTAAAGAAAGTTTCTGAAGAAGAAGATTCTGAAGAAGAAAAACCTTCAAAGATGGAAATGATTAAGGCAATGGTCAACGCAATGAAAAATATGGATAAAGAATCACTTCAGGCAATGTATAACAAAGTGTCTGATGACGAAGAAGAGGTTGACGAATCCTTAAGCAAGGCAGAAATTGCAAGAAACATCGTAGAACTCATGAAGAAAAAAGATGAGGACGAAGTTGAAGAATCATCTAAAGCATTCTTTGAAGAGAAAGAAGATGAGAAAAAGATGAAAAAAGAAGAAGAGGAAGACGAAGACGAAGAAGATGAAGACGAGAAAGAAGTCGAAGAATCTGTAGAAGTCGAGTCTGACCTAGTCGAGATGGAAGTGGAAGACGACCTATCTAAAATCTCAGAAGCACTTGAACTTTCTGAAGAAAATACAGAAAAGGCAAAAACCATATTCAAGGCAGCAGTTTCATCTAAAGTAGAAGAAATCAAAGAATCTCTACAAAAAGAACACGAAGAATCATTAAAAACCTCAATAGACACTATCAAAGGCGACTTAGCAGAAGCAGTTGATAAGTATCTAACATATTGTGCAGAAGAGTGGACGAAAGAAAACGAACTTGCAATTGAAAGGGGTTTGAGGTCTGAAATGACTGAGAACTTTATCGAAGGACTAAAAACATTGTTCACAGAACACTATGTTGAAGTACCAGAAGATAAGTACAATGTTATGGACGAACTCGCAAATCGTCTCGATGAGATGGAACAAAAACTTGACGGTGAAGTGTCCAAAAATATGGAAATCACTGAAGAGTTAGATTCATTGAAGAGAGATAACGTTGTCAGAGAAGCCTGTAAAGACTTGTCTGAGTCACAACAAGAGAAATTGGTATCATTATCAAGAGGTGTAGACTTCACAGACACAGAAGACTTTAGTGATAAAGTTGCTGAGTTGAAAGAAGCATATTTCCCTGTTGATGGTGAGACTATCGCTGAAGAGACTGTAGTCGAAGAAGGAACAGGAACTTTTGATGTAGAACCTACAGAGAAAGTTATTGACCCAGAAATGGCACAGTACTTAGAAGCAATTAATAAACTTAAATAATATTTAAAGGAAATAACAATGTTTTTATCAGAAAACTTACAAGAAAAGTGGTCGCCTATTCTAGAACATTCCGAATTGCCTAGCATTGAGGATAACTACAAGAAAGCGGTTACAGCAGTTATTTTAGAAAACCAAGAGAATGCTCTTAAAGAAGAAAGAGCAGCTCTTTCTGAAGCTGCACCTTTAAATGCTACTGGTTCGTCTGCTATTGCTAATTGGGACCCAATCCTAATTTCATTAGTAAGACGTGCTATGCCAAATCTCGTTGCATACGACATTTGCGGTGTTCAACCTATGACAGGTCCTACTGGTCTTATCTTCGCTATGAAAGCAAGATACTCAGACTACCCAAGTGGTGGTAGAGAAGACCAATCTGAGGCATTAGGTGTTAACGAACCAAGAACTGGAGAATCTGCTTCTGCAGGTCCTAACGGTTCTGCTGGTGTTGACGCTGACCCAGAAGGTGACCCTTTCGCAGCTGCTAGTGCGTATGAAAACGCAACAAGCACAGGTATGAGTACAGCTACTGCTGAAGCATTAGGAGACGGAACTTCTAATGAATTCAATGAAATGAGTTTCACAATTGAGAAATCAACAGTGACAGCAGTATCCAGAGCATTAAAAGCTGAGTACACACTCGAACTAGCACAAGACTTAAAAGCAATCCACGGTCTTGATGCAGAATCAGAACTAGCAAACATTCTTTCATCAGAAATTCTTGCTGAAATCAACAGAGAAGTTGTAAGAGAAGTCAACAACCAGGCAAAAACTGGTGCAGCTGACACTGCGGTAGCAGGTACTTTCAACTTAGACGTTGATGCTAACGGTAGATGGTCTGTAGAGAAGTTTAAAGGTTTATTATTCCAAATCGAAAGAGAATCAAACAAAATTGCTAAAGAAACAAGAAGAGGTAAAGGTAACTTTATTCTATGTTCTTCAGACGTAGCATCTGCTCTTTCAATGGCAGGAGTATTAGATTACGCACCTGCTTTAAATACCAACTTAAACGTTGACGATACTGGTAATACTTTTGCTGGTCTATTAAACGGAAGAGTTAAAGTTTACATCGACCCTTATGCTGGTGCAAACTACTTAACAGTTGGTTATAGAGGAAGTAATCCTTATGACGCTGGTATGTTCTATTGTCCTTACGTTCCATTACAAATGGTTCGTGCAGTTGGTGAGAATACTTTCCAACCAAAAATCGGATTTAAAACAAGATACGGTATGGTTTCTAACCCATTTGTTGGGTCAACACCTGCTAACGGTCTTGCTTCCGATGGAACAAACCAATACTACAGAAAAGTTAAAGTTACTAACATTCTGTAAAATCAATATTGATTTGAGAAAAGGTCTCTTCGGAGACCTTTTTTTTAGCGAACTAAATATAGTTGTCATTAACACACAAACACACAGGAGGAAAAATGGCAAATCAACCAAAATCTGGGTACGAAATCCGTGCCGACTTACTATCTCTCGCCGAGAGTGTTATTATCAACAACATCGAGAATGAAAGGCAAACCATATATTCATGGAATGATAATCATGCTGAGTCTAAAAAGGAAATACCTTTGAGAACATATTCTGCTCAAGATGTTATTAATACTGCAAAGCAGTTTAATGATTTCGTAAACGAGAAGTAAGTTAAGATAAATAATAGTGTGGGGTGAATTATCACCCCCCTTAGAGGAAAAACAATGTCAAATTATGCAAAAAATGTGAAAGTGTTAGAAGGACCATGGGAGAAAAGTGCATTTCCTAATGGTGTAGAAACAACCAATGTATTGAATAGAACAATCACTACTCAGTATATACAAGACGGTTATCTTTGTGAGGAAACTGTTTGTAGAACATATAGAGGTGATGACTATCAAGATACTACATCAACTAAGAGAGTAATAAAACTTGGCAACTAATATAAACAAATCTATTCTCAATAAGAATAATTTTAGACTTCTTATTGATAAGACACCAAATGTAGAATACTATGTTCGAACAGTAACATTACCAGGTTTACAATTTGGTGAAACAACACAACCTACAGGTTCAGGTTTAGATGCTTACTTCCCTGGTGATAAAGCATCATTCGATACGTTAGATGTATCGTTTTTAGTTGACGAAGATTTAGAAAACTTCAAAGAGATATATGATTGGATGGACTCTATTGTACCTGTCGGTGATGGTTCTTCGTTTGGAAGATACACTGATACAAGAACTAACAAAACAAATATATATGCAGGTTCTGATAATGATTTAAATCAGTTCTCAGATATCACACTTATAACAAACACAAACAAAAACTTACCAAATAAGTATTTTAGATTCCATGATGCATTCCCAATCAATCTAGGTGGAATCGAATTAGAATCGGGTGCAGATGCAGAACCAGTCATTGCTACTGTATCATTTAGATTCACCTATTACGAAATAAAAACTACTTCATAAATACTACAAACTGTAGTATAATAGTATATTATGACTTTAGATGAAATTAAAGAAATGTGGTCCAAAGATTGTATCATCGATGATATCGAACTTGATAAATCTTCGTTAGAAGTACCAAAATTACATGCCAAGTATTCAGAGTTGCTTACTGATAATGTTATCAAGTTAAAGAACTTAGAATTCAAACGTAGTCTTTTGATGAAAGATAAATGGTTATGGTACAATGGCAAAATGGACGAAGCACGTATCAAAGAGTTGGGTTGGAACGATGACCCCTTCGATGGTCTAAAAATTATGAAGAATGATATGTCTGTTTTTTATGATGCAGACCCAGATTTACAAAAACTCAAAGCACAAATAGAATACACAAGAGAAGTCATTGAGTTTATCAGACGTTGCATGGAGAATGTGACATGGAGACACCAAACAATTAAAAACACTATTGAGTGGAAAAAGTTCATGGCAGGTTTATAATGATTACAACAAATTCTATTTGGATATATCCAGAATATTTTACACCTCAAGAAGTCAATCAGATTCATGCTATCGCAAGTAAATATCAATTAGAAGAAAGCATGATAGGTCAAGGTAACAAAGACCCAGACGATAGAACTCATCACAGAGAAGGCAACAAAGATAGCACCATAAGACAATCAAAAAATCTGTGGTTAGAACCTCATATAATGCCAAGAGAGATAGAACAAAAATTGATTGATGGTATCAATATGGCAAATATGGAAGCAGGTTGGAATCTTCAGTGGGATTATCAAGAACCACACCAATACACAACATACGAACATAGACCTGATGCACAAGTTGAAGGCGACTTTTATCTGTGGCATTTAGATTCAAGTGACCAACCTCAAGGCAAAAATGGAAGTGTAAGAAAACTTTCTTCTACTGTTCAACTGTCAGACCCAGAAGATTATGAGGGTGGTAATTTTGACTATATTGAATATCAAGGAATATTTGATAAGTTGGATATATACGATACTCGTGTTGATATTGGTAATTTTAAGAGAACAGTACCCTTTAGTGGAAAGGCAAAAGGCTCTCTTATAGTCTTTCCCTCAGATACATATCATCAAGTTACACCTGTTGTTAAAGGAGTCAGAAAATCACTAGTTAGTTGGTTTCATGGTAACTTCTATGTCTAATACTGTTAAAGTATCAAAAGTCAATGAAGTCTTTATGAGAGTCGATTGCGATGATGGTCTTGCAAGGGATTTATTCGACTTCTTTTCATTCTCAGTTCCAAATGCAAAGTTTATGCCCTCAGTCAAGAATCGATATTGGGATGGTAAAGTCAGACTCTTTTCAATCAAAACAAATAAAATCTACATTGGTCTTTTACCATACGTAGATGAATTCTGTAGAGAACGTGGTTATAAATTCGAAGGTATACATGATGTTATTGGTGATAAAACAAGAATAACAGATGAAGATGTAGATTTCTTTATCAATGGTGATGACTTAATTCCTGGATTAGGTTTACCATTTAAACCAAGAGATTATCAAATAGATGCTTTTAAAACTGCTGTACAGTATGGCAGACAATTACTCTTATCTCCTACTGCTAGTGGGAAGTCACTTATTATATATATGTTATGTAGATGGTTTGAAGGCGAAATGTCTTTACCTAACTGCAAAACTATTATCATTGTCCCTACAACTTCACTTGTAGAGCAAATGGCGAAAGACTTCGAGGAGTATGGATATGATGAAAAGATTTGTAAAATTTATTCGGGTCAGCCTGTAT